CTAATGGACTCTCGTAAACTAGGAGAGACTGCAACATGGACCCGATTTAAATGGGTCATTACAGATGTTTGGGATAAAGAACCCAAAAAGTTAATGCATAAAAGCTCTTTTAATCTAAAAGGAATTGAAGAAAGATTAGATGGTAAACGTATATATGTATATGAATCATAAGGGGAAAGGATTGTGTCACAGCCACCAGCAGAAAGGAAGTATAGTTATAAAGATCATAGAGATATCGAATCTGAAATGATAGATTACTTACTCTCAGTTGCTGATGTCTCTAATATATATTCTCTTGATCTCGAAGAAATTAATGATTATCTAAATGGTCTAGAGCAATATTGTGATGAACAGTATGTACAATATCAAGAAAACAGGAGTGTTTAATATGTTTGATCATTCATTACTTGACTTTACCGTAAAGAAAACAGCCCTATTTTATGACAATCAAACCTATTCACCATCTCATGGTGATAGGATGGAAGGATTGCCTTATAATGTAGGTATGTTATTGAAACGTGAAGATACTAATGAACCTATTGCCGTAGTTACAGAGGGATATACACCTGTACAGTATATGGACATAGTAAATAAGGTAGAAGAATCATTGAGCTTATCAGGGCTTGATATGACTGATGCTGAGTTTGAAACTAATGTCTATGACAACGGTGCCAAGCTGGAGTTACGTACTAAATTCCCTACACATAGTATGTCTTTAGATAGTAAAGATAAAGTTATCCCTGAGTTCTGTTTCAGAACTTCTCATAACTCAACATGGGCTAACAATGGTATGATGGGATTGTGGAGAAGCAAGTGTTGGAATACATTAGTATCTGGTGACAAGTTAGCTTATGTTTATGGTCGTCATACTAAAGGCTTTAATGTTTCTGCATTTGCATCGAAGATTAAGAATGCCGGAGAATATATAGCTGGTGAAGGCTTTAATCAGATGAAGGAGTGGTATCATAAAGAAATATCTCGTGATGCTGCTGTCAATCTGTTCACCAAAACACTTGCAAAGAGAACAGATAATGTTACTCGTAAAGTAGTAGCTAATAAGGTGATGTTATCTAATCTTATGAAGATTTTTGATGAGGAGAACCGTCATATACACGGTCGTAGTGTTTATGAAGGATATGCTACACGTAATAAGGGTACATTATGGACTGCATATCAAGCTGCTACTCATTGGTCTAGTCATGACAAAGAATCAAGTGACGTAGTAAGACAACGACCTGCTCATAATGTAATAGGCATTAGAGAAGATCGGGTAAGGAATATGCTTCACTCTGATGAATGGCTTGCATTGGCTGCATAAATAACTGAAATGGGGGGAGAGATTAATTTCTCTCCCTATTTCTTGAGGAGTATATACTATGTCACTAGTAGGATTAGGATCACAATTTTTAGTACGAGCTAAAGAGAATAAACTTGCTATAGGTTTGTTCTATGCAGATGAACCAGAATATTTAGCTGATATGATAGATGAATTTTGTGACTATGATAATCTAGAATATAAAATGTTAGATTATTCTATAAACTTTTTGATGAGTGATTTTACTATACCAGAGACAGGTACAGAAGAAGAACGAGAAGATGAAGAAAGGATTAGGCAACAGGCAACATTTCAAGTTAGTGAATCTTATTGGAATATATTACATGAAGATGAAAATGGTTGGCATGATGTTCCGATTGACAATACATTCATAAGCAGATTATATAATAAGGAATAATAATATGAAATCACCTATTCATATCTCTACTTTAACAGGTAAGTTAGAAGATTTCCATGCCATATCTGTAAATACATTAACTAATAAGTTTTGTATAAAGATGCATAAGTCAAAAAGAAAGGATCATATATGTCCCAAGTGTTATAGTTTTAGTTTGCTACAAGGATTTCGTAAGAATGTAGCACCACCATTGGAACGTAACTCACAATTGTTAAGTAGTTGTGTGCTTAATCATGAAGAATTACCTTATATTAAGGATGATTACTTTAGATTTGATGCTCATGGTGAGCTAATTAATCTTGTTCATCTACTAAATTATATGAACATAGCTCGTAAGAATCCATCTTGTAACTTTGCATTATGGACTAAGAGAAAGGATTTAATAGGTTTGTTCTTTAAGTTAGAATATGTTAAACCTAAGAACATGATCTTGATATATTCTAATCCTCGTATTAGTAATATCATGAAAGAACCACCTCGATATTTTGATAGGACATTCAATAATGTATTGGAACATGAAGAAATCGAACAACAAAATTGCACTGGTCAAAAGTGTAAGGATTGTTTGAAATGTTACATACTTAATAATGGGGTGACCACTATTGTTGAGAAAGTTAAAAGGTATTAACGTATGACTATTGAATCATGGAAAGGATGGTGGTATATAATAGACGGTCCCGATCCAATTGAATTTAAATTAGGACCATTCTTGACATTCTTAGAAGCTTACAATATGTTAATCAAACTCAACTTAAATTGAAAGGCAATACCATGAATTTTGTAATTCGTTTACGTAAACGTGACCGTTACTTTGGAACTCGTAGGACTAAGGATGGCCGTCGGTTTGACCTTGGTAAACTATATTTCCACGTAGCTCCTACTAAACATTTTTGGAATATGAATGGTATTGTAGATATACGTGGTCGTACTTTTGTGGTATAATTAAGGATAGGAAAATGAGGGTGAAATTCCCTCATGATCCTGATAGGAGAGAAAGATGAGAGGATCTAGATTTATTAAAATAAAAAATCCTGATTGTAGAAATGCACATACCATGCAAAAGAATTATGAAGGATTATGGAGAATTTTAAAACTAGATAACATAGTTAAGCATAGTAAAGGCTTTACAATTACAACAAAGAAGCACGTATATAAATTAAGAGTGTAGGAAATAGTATGAATGTTCTTAGTCTTTTTGATGGTATATCTTGTGGTCAACTTGCTTTAAATCAAGCATCAATTAGTTATAATAAATATATAGCAAGTGAAATAGATAAACATTCTTTAGAAATTACTAAAAGAAATTTTCCTAACACTATTAATATAGGAGATATTAATAATTGGAAAGAACATTATTCATTGTGTACTGATCAGATAGATTTATTATTAGCAGGTAGTCCATGTCAAGGTTTTTCTAGGTGTGGGACTCATTTAAATTTTACTGATAAAAGAAGTAAATTGTTTTTTAAATTTGTAGAAATACTTAATAGTTCTAAACCAAAATATTTTCTGTTAGAAAATACAATCATGAAAAAAGAATGGCAAGATATCATAACTAAATATTTAAATGTAAATCCTATAAAAATTAATTCTTCTTTAATCTCTTCTCAAAATAGAGATAGATTATATTGGACTAATATACCAATAGATAATAATTTATTTAAAAATAAATTTATAATGTTAAAAGATATTATAGGAAAGTATAAAGGTATATATGTTTATCCAAGAGGATCGAATAAAGGAGGATTAAAATGGTATAAAGGTAAGTGTCCAACTATAACTTATTCGAGTTGGCAAACTAACTTTTTTATAGTAGATAATAATGATAAAAAAAGAAAGTTTACTGTCGAAGAGTGTGAACAAATCCAAACTCTCCCAATAGGGTACACCAAAGGAATAGCTAATACGAATAGATATAAAGTTATTGGTAATGCATGGACTGTTGCCGTTATAATTAATTTATTAAAAGGTATAAAATTATATAGTGAGAAAGCTTATGAAGGAACAAAGAAAAAATAATCCAATTGCTAAACAACTCTCTGATCCTATATGGAAACAAAGAATTGTAAAGAGTAAAGTAATTTATAACAGAAAATTAAAGTATAAAAAGGAACAGTGTAATGATTACAAGTGACTTCTTATTCTTTTGTTTTATTATTAGTTTATTTTCTTTTGCTCTTGGTTATTATATATCTTATGAGGTGGGAGCTTTATGTTTATGTTTATAATAACAAGAACAGAAATTGATGAATTAATGTTTGATATCTTAAGTGAAGATGGGGGTGACCCTATGGTATTTGGAACTAAGATAGCAGCTTTACGATACATAGAATCTCTTTGTGAGGATTTTAATGTGCCCTCTGATATATATATGATAAATGATGGCATAGAAATTTCTAGAATGCATTAATAAAGAACGGAGATCCATATGAATATTGAAAAAGAATTAAGAAAGAATGTAAAAGAATTACAAAACCAATTACAAAGAGCTTATGAAAGGATAAAAATTTTACAAGAGGAAGTGCATGTACAAAATAGAAGAGAATTTTATAGTGATTATTTTTCAAAATCTGGAGCAGGAAAGTCTGGTTGGGATATGATGGATGATGCTCCAGAATATGTAAAAAAATTAGCAGATGAATTAGGGCAACCTGATAATGACAAATAAAGGTGAAACTTTCTATCGTCTTCAAGTTTGTCTTGGAAAGTTTAGAAGACATACGTAAATGGAAACAACAAGAGATATTTTATCCATGCTCTGTATAAACAAAAGGAGATCCTTATGGGACGAGTGAAAGATTGGCTAATCGAAATGGAAGAAGATGCAGGACAGTTGTCTTTAAATGATTGGGTTGCTATACACGGCCTCAGTCATAAAGAAATATGGGACAGAATCAATTCTGATTCTGATAGATATCAATTGGACTTAGGGTTCAATGACTAGAAGTTTCTTACAAAAAGAAAGGCAAAGTGTCTTCAGAAAATTAATTAAACAGTATCAAGAAGAAGGCTATGATACAAGAGAAGCAAAACGAATGGCCCGGAGAGATACTGATGATATTATGTCTGATAAGGAAGCATTTGTAGATAACTTCATGCAGGATACATGGGGGGAACTAGATGAATAATAAAATAGTTTGCATTGAATGGATTGATTCAGCAGAATATGAAGATGCCGATTGGAAATCAGAAAAAGAAGTTAAGGAATTAAAACCTATACTTGTTAAATCTGCTGGGATATTAGTTAATGAAGACAATATTTATATAACTTTAGCTTCATCAATTAATAATGCTGATGATAAAGTTGAGGCACAATATGGTGGGTTGCTTTCCATACCAAAATTTGCTATAAGAAGACGATGTTCTCTTCCAATAAGTTTTACAAATGAAATCATGAGCCAACAAATGAAGGAGATGTATGATGAAACTTGGCCGGGACCGGGGGTATAATGAAACAAAGTAAATGGTTAGATAGAGGAGCCTGTCCTTCTTGTGGATCAAGTGATGCCAATGTAAGACATGAAGCAGGATATTCTTGGTGCTTCTCATGTCATAAAAGATTTGGTCAGGAGATTAGAAAAGATCTTCAATTTTATCAAGGAAAAATTTTAGAATTACCAAAGCAGGAAGCAAAGCCTATGGCTACAATTGGAGAATGGGGAGAGATCCCTGAACGTAAGATATCTTTAGACACTGCCAAGAAATTTAATACTAAAGTTAAACGAAATGGTAACATAACTACCCATCATTTGTATGGTTACTACAATGATAAAGGAGAGCATATAGGAAATAAAATACGACAAACAAAAGATAAACGTATGTGGGTAGAAGGAGAATTATCTGAAGCTGTATTATTTGGACAGAATATATTTACACAGAAAGCAAAATACATTACAATTTGTGAAGGTGAAGTAGATGCTATGTCAGCTTATGAACTTATGGGATCAAAGTGGCCTAGTGTAAGTATAAAAACAGGATCAGCAGGAGCATTAACAGATTGCAAGGGAGCCTTTGATTATCTAGATAGCTATGATAATGTCGTCATTTGTTTTGATATGGATGAACAAGGACAGGAAGCTGCTGAAAAAGTAGCTCAATTATTTGCTCCCAATAAATGTAAGATCATGAGGATGGCTCACAAAGATGCTAATGAGTATCTTAAAATGGGGCAACGAGAAGCATTCACACAGGATTGGTGGGGTGCTAAACTATATACACCAGCAGGAATTATTAACTTAAAAGATTTAGGTGACTCTCTTTTTGAAGAAGAATATTGTGAGACTTGTTTATATCCTTGGCCTAAGATGAATGAAAAAACTTACGGAATGAGAACCGGGGAGTTAATAACTTTCTGTAGTGGGGCTGGAATGGGAAAATCGTCCATAACTAGAGAACTTATGCATCATCTTTTACGTAATACAAAAGATAATATCGGTATCCTTGCATTAGAAGAGAGTATTAAACACACAGCATGGAATATCATGTCAGTGGAAGCAAGCTCTCGTTTATATATTAAAGAAGTTAGAGAAGGTTATGATAGTAAACAATTAAAAGAATGGCAAGATGCCACATTAGGTAGTGGAAGAATCTTTGCCTTTGATCATTTTGGTTCAATAAATAATGAGGAGATACTTGCAAGAATTAGATACATGGCACAAGCTCTTGATACTAAATGGATATTCTTAGATCATTTAAGTATTCTGGTTAGTGGACAGGAAGATACAGATGAAAGAAAGTCTATAGATATATTAATGACCAAGCT